GGGTACAAACCTTAAATGGTTCCAGACTAGGAGAGCAGCGCTCATATCCTACTAGGCACGGGTGGCCAATTCCCCAGAGAGAATAAATTGGTTATGGTGTAAATCCGACACATTAGTTCGTGATGGGCGAGAAAGTGATACACAGCGCAGGGCTTCTGTATGTTTCTATTAGTACGTTTATTCAACGTATCGTCCATGTCTTACTAATCTGTGTGGCGGGTGATTGAACTACCAATCACTGTCCTACTGCTCTCCCGAGCACTTAAACGAAGTTTAAGAATCATGTTAATTCATGAAGGTAGAAACGGTGAATGACATTAGCACGCAATGCGACTATAGCCGCAAGCTGATGATAATTAATTCAACGGTCCGAACACCAAAGTATCCCCATTATTCATCTACGATGAAGATTGGAAGGGCGGGTCTTGCTGGGTCCGTGAAAGCAAGCGTCGAGGGGGCGAGGGGGGGTGGTAGGTTACCGCTATGCAAAGCGTTACGCCACGACCTCTCGTTCCTCCTCAACACCACTAACGACTTAGTACGTGAAAGATCCTCAACGGGGTCCAGGAGTTGGATCCCCATCATCAAAGCATCGATGACAAGCCAATGATAGAGTTTATCAAACTGCTTGCACAGGGACACGTCTTCACTCATAAGAATGGGAACAGGTACATGTTCCATCACATACTTATGCGTCGTCCAGTTTACGTCCAGAGGTGGTTTCCCTACGGGGTACTTGGTCGGGTTCTCTTTTATCCGCGCAGCAATGCGACGGTCCAACTCAGTAGGCATATAGGATTTATGTATATGCGAGAGAGTCGGGAGACCCAGACCACCCCAGGATTCCGGTACGTAACGTGGTACTTTCACAGCTTCTAGCAAAGAGCTGTTGACCTTCAAGAATTCTCTCCAAAGTGCACCCTGTACAGGGATTGGACAGTTTTTCATGAGGTCTTTAGCGCGACTACCTAGCGTATTACGCGACTCGGCCATGTCACTCATCTCAACCAACTCACCTGATCTTTTCAGACCAAGCAAGAGACCGAGATTGACATAAGGAGTCATCGTAAAAGGCATTAGGCGCATCGTTCCGGACACCGGATCTGCTTTCAGTATGGGCTCACCGCGAATAAAATTCAGACTATTAATCTGAGCAAACTCACGCGAGGCGAAGTACTTACCGACAGAGGGTGTCAAGCCACCGAACGATGTGATGGTTTTCCAGTATTCCAGTCCTTCTTGTGTTGTACGAAACAAACAGTCATCACCGTTGATCAACATAGTTGAACGTGAAAGAGACACGGTCTCCCCACGCGCCAATTCAATGGCCCAACGACACATGGCTGC